CTGTCCACCATTTGAAATATATACTACAGGTGCAACATCTCCAAAGGCTCCTGCTCTAAAATCAAAAATTTCTCTATTTCCTGATAAACTAGTGAGATAAACAAACGCCTCTACAGTAAAATCACCTGTACCAAACCCAAAGTCGTTATTTGCTGAAACACCTATATAATCTTCAACACCATCTAACTGTAAACTGCTAGTGCCAAATCTTTTTATAGCAGTGTCAGTTACAGGGTTGTTATATCTCACAATGGTTTTTCCGCCTCTTTCAGAAAAGGTTTCAAAGCCAGTTTGTTTGCCGCTTACATAAAACTTGCCGTCTGTATCAACAGAACTAACAGTACCTGTTGCTAACACAGTAACACCATCTGTGTCGTAGTAGGTTACAGTTTCTCCTGCAAGATATGATCCTGTTATACCGTCTACTCTAATTGCAGTCTTGCCTGTACCTTTAAGTCCAGTTACACCATCTAGTGCTGTAAGTCCACGATTGGCAAAGTATGTAAAGCAGTTTAACCATTCAACTCGCGTACCGTTAGTAATTACTAGTGCATCTACACCTGGGGTAATAAATGTTACACTATGAAACAGGCAAGCTGCTTCTCTTGACCCTGTTGTTGCAACACTACCGTCTAGATACGCACCTTTGCCTGCATCTCCGGCATCAAATCCTCTAGGGTCTGTCCCACTAGTTACACTGCCGGATGTTATGACACTTATATTTCTAATATATGGCGAACGTGTAGTGACTGTAAATCCAGGAGCAAACTTGAACGCATATCCGTTGTAAAAATCTTTTACAGTAATATCTTCTATTGTAACTTCGCCGTTTAATAGAAAAGCATCATTGTTTTGAGTTGCCGGTGTGGGTTTAATAGTAACACTGCGGATACTGTGACCTTTTACAGTAACGCCAGCAGGAATAGTCATAGGAAATACTTCTAGATATGTTCCAGGATAAATGTGTATAGTGTCACCGCTTGTAGCTTGACTTAATGCATATGCCAATGAACGATAGGGATCGTTTGGATGAGTACCTGAATAAGTATCACTACCGTTTACAGCAACATACAGTATATTTCCTTGACGTAAAGTAATGTCAATTCCGTCTACTTCAACAAATCCTGTGGTTACTGAGCCAGCAAAAAAGTTATTAGTCCATATGTTAGCCCATGACTTACCACCAGTAGCTGGATTACTACCTAAGTTATAAGTATTGTGAGCATCTGGAATAATATTTGAATTTATTTCTGCATTAAATGTAACATTGTCTGTATTAGCATCACCTATTGTTATATTACCATTAGCAGTAATCGATCCTGTGGCAACAATGTTTCCGTAAACATTTGTGTCAGCAAAGATCTCGACAGTGCCAGATCCATTAGGACGAAACTCCAAATCTTCGTTTGAGGTATTAGTACTGATAACATTATTTTCAATGTCAATACTATCAATTACTAATTTGTTCTGGTATATAACATTATCTGCTGTACCTAATGTCAACACATTGTCTAGTGTAGAAATAGTATTGCCTAAGAAATTTACACTAGAAATTTGCGCTTCTGTGTTTACTTCTATACCGGGCGCTCTAATTGTACCGTTTACATCTAAATCGTATTGAGGAGATGCAGTATTGATACCAATTCGGCTGTTATTAACATCAAGATATAGTAGATCATTCTCAAAGGCTAAGTTTACTCCTTCTCTCAGAAGGTTAGCCCTCAAGAGTGGACCACTAATGCGACCAATAGCCATCTCTTCTCCTCAACACGGGGATCCTGTCCCTCTCACCGAATTTTCAGCTTGCGCTCTTTGCTGGTGCCCACAGTTTGACAGTATAGCACAATGGTCGCTGTGCTACATTATTATTTATCGTTTTTTAGTATTACCCTAATACTAGAGTATAGATATCCATTAATTCTTTAAAGGTTTCTTCAGTAACAGATTCGTCTTCGCCTGTACTTGGTTGCCATTCTGTTCCATTCCAAGTTTCAAGATATAATAAATCAAGATTCCATCGTGTATCTCCAATTTCAGGAGAACCGGATCTTTCTGCAGTTGTACCGTATGGTATTACAAGACCTGTAGTGCTATCAAACTTAGCATACCCTCTATCGGTAGTTGCTATTACAAAAGCACTATTTGATATATTAGAAAAATACGAATCGTTTATGTCTATATCAAACGTATTTACAACAGCATTTCCACTTCTTATTAGTTCTAAATCACTGTTGCTTAGTGTAGTTCTAATTATATTGTTATCGAAAAGTATATTTTCATTAGACAGGCCGTGAATTTCTAAACTGTAAGGTGTTAGTCTACCTCTTTCTGCACTGCTGGTTCTAAAAATTATTTCATTACTAAAATTAGTAGCATCAACACTAGTTGCTCTATTGTCAGAATAGATTCCACCAAAACTTAAATTAGCAGTCGAGTATCCTTCATATAAGTTTGTTTGAGTGTTATATCTAACGTTGCTGCTAACGTTAGTTCTTTCAATATTTGTGCCTCTACTTACAATTAACCCAGGATTACTTGTTAAGGTCAATATTTCTGTATACGGTGATATTTCTAAATCTTCAGCAATGTTAATAATAGTATTGCCTGTAATTCTTAAATTACCAGTATCAATACGTTCACCATCAATATAAGTAATAGATCCATTTGTATTGACGATAATACTGCTTACTCCAGAAAAGTCTATGTTTTCGGCATTAATACTTGTGGTACCGGTTTCAAAATCTACAAAAAACTGATCTCCGATTCTATAGGTTCCAAATGCATCAGTACTATTGTAGTAAATTTTGCCGAAGTTTATTTCAACTGTTTCGTTAGCTTGTTCTACCAGTGTGCCATCATTGGTTACATCTTTACCTGTTCCTATATAAGCAAAGTTATGACCTATTAGATACATTAAGGTATTAGGTCCATTGGCTACAGCACCAAAGTTTCCGTAAACATTTGCACTACCAATACTGCGTATTTCTGCTCCGTATCTTAAACTACTGTCGCTGAGAGGTTTGCCTATGGATCCCTCTAGTGCGTATAATCCACGGTTAGCAAAATATGTAAAACTATTAAGCCATTCTACTCTTACGCCGTTGGTCATTGTAATACAATCTACACCAGGTGTAATAAAAGTAGCACTGTGGAATAGCATACTGGCTTCTAAACTGTCAGCATCAAGTTCGCTACCATCTATATAGGCGCCTCGGCCTGCATCAGCATTGTTAAATCCTCTAGGATCAGCTGCTGAAGTTACACTGCCTTGCGTGATAACACTTACGTTTCTAATGTAGGGACTTCTAGTACTTACTAGACCATTTGGTGTAAATCTAAAAGCATGACCTGTGTTAGTTACACTGTTGTAATAAAAATCCTTAACTGTAATATTTTCTATAGTAACATCGCCTTGTACTAAAAAAGCATCTTGTGTTTCTGTTACAGATGTAGGTGTTATAACTGTGTTTCTTAAATCTTCGCCGCTCACAGTTACATGTGGAGGTACTGTTAACGGAAAATCTTCTTCGTATACACCAGGAAATATATGAATAACAATTGGTCCTTCTGTACTTCCATCGCTTTGTGCAAGAGCATGTTTTAGTGTACGGAATGCACCATGCTGATGGTCGCCTACATTAGTGTCACTGCCTAGAGTACTAACATAAAAAATGTTACCTTGTCTACGTGCTACACTAGTGCCGCTAGATATTAATTCTTCAAGTTGAATTGATTGGCCGTTAAGTAAAGTACTATAAATTCCAAGCCATTGTTTACTTGGAGAACCTAAATTACTTGTATTATCTTGATCTGGTATAAGATCACTATTAACATCAGCTGCAAACGAAACATTATCTGCATCATTGTTACCTAATGTTAGATTTCCTCCAAATGTAATATCACCTGTAGCGTGTAAGCTTCCAGTAATATTCCAATTACTGTGCATGTTTAGTGTGCCAGTACCGTTTGGCCTAATTTCTATATTAGAGTTAGAGGTAGTTGAGCTAATAGTATTAAAATCAAATTTTAAGTTAGCAGTAGCAATACTGGTAGCAAAAATATAGTCTGCACTGGTTAAGAATATATTGCCTATGTTGTTAACTATTTCGCTATTTTGTATCGAATAGTTTCCAGTATTTACATAGTCTGCTAATAAGTTGACTGTTCTATAGGTTGTTGGTATACTTAAAGTATCGCCAGGTGCTTCTGTGTTAATACCAATTCGGCTGTTGTTTACATCTAAATGAAGCAGTGCAGTATCACTGGTTGTATTTTTAAAGTTGAGATTTACGCCTTGGCGCAGTAGATTATCTTGTAAAACTCCACCTGAGATGCGCCCTAACTGTGACATTGATTACTCCTTGACACAGTATTTATTTGTCAAAGTTATGAATAACTGTTACTGGTTTTCCTAAAGGTACAGCACCAGTAAATTCAATCCACCATCCTGTATCTGTTTCTGTATAAGGTGCGTTTGGACCAGTTAAATTAACCTGTGCTGTTTGTCTAATATTATAGTTTGTTGCCGGAAGTTGATAAACGTTTTCAACAAAAACTAATATATTTTGAGATGCTGCTGGTGCCGGAAAGTCTACGTCTCCGCTGTTTAATTCACCAAACACAGTTTCTGTAGCATCGCCATTACCTAGATTCTGTACAACAATACCTGGATCTTGGTTAGGTTCTTTGAATCTAACATTTCTCCAAGCACCGTTTTGATAAGCTTCTAATTGATCTGTAGTAGTATTATATCTTACATGACCTTCTGTTGCGGCTGTTGCTATACCTGATTCTCCGGGTCTTGCAGTTTCTGCACCTTTAGGTACTAGCATAGCACGTTCACTGTCTACTATGACTTGATTGTCATAGTCATATTTTACGCCTTTACCGTAAATATTTCTAAGATTAGTGTTTTGTGCTTTTAACAATCTCATATTATACTTCCAAATAGCTTACTGTAGCTGCAAGATTAGTAAGTCCTGATCCAATAGTAGGTTCTGCCACAAACGTAATTCTATCGCCTTGATCCAAAACAATACGTTCTGAATCGAATGTAAAAGTTTCTCCTGGCGGAAGAGTTAGATTTCTTACAACAGTTGTAACAGCATTACTAAGTGTGTCGCCAAAAGGTATTAAATGTAGGTCGAAACTAGCACTAGCTGCTAACGAAGTATTGCAAACTAAAATGTTAGTAATTGCATAACTTTTTTCAACAGGAACAACTAAGATATCTAATGCAGTTGTTGTTAATTGGGCATTTACTATTGCCATATTTTTTTCCTTAAAATAACATACTAAAAAGTAATGATCTATTCTTACTTACTAATTCGTCTCTAGTTTGATTAGCATTTGCGAAATAAATCCCAGTCTTACCAGTATATTCGTCTGAAATATAAATTTTTGCACCGTTACTAGGAAAACTTGGACTTGTGCTAGGATCGTTGTCACCAGGTACACTATTAATATGTAATACATCATCAACTCTTATACTACCAGTTCCTGATGATTTTAATACTAGATCACTATTACTAGTAAGTGTATCTATAGTTGTTCCTGCGATTCTTATTTCATCAAATTCCCAGCGGTCAATAAAAAGCTGACTTACAGTAACTCCATCAATAGCAAAATTAATTACACTGTCGACTCCACTAGTTTCTTCGTCGACCACAATAATACTCGATGTTGATATTACTCCGTCACCTATCTGTCCAAGAAACACTGTAGAAAATGCTGTAGTAATTGCATCGTCTACATATTTTTTATTTGTAATATGATCGTCGTCGGTAACATTTACTTCATAGTTTGTAGTTCCAGTAACGCTGATTACTCCTGTGCCGCTGTTTATTAAATAAAGGTCGCCGCCGCCAGTTGATATACTGTTAGTCCTAATTCCAACTAAAGATCCTTCGTTGTCTCTAAAAACAAATCCGCCTGTTTTAGTAGTTTCTGTATTTGGATCTCTCCAGGTTATGTTTTCGTTAAATGTAAAGAATGCGTCAGAAAATGTACCTCGGTCTATTCTTAACCCTGCTTCGTCAAGTGTAATACCTGCTCCAGTTTCTCCGCTATTAACAACGATAATATTGTCTCTAACAGCTAAATCTTCACTTTGAACCGTTGTAGTATTACCCTCAACAATTAAGTCGCCTGTAATAACAACTTGACCTTGTTCAGAACCTGTATTCAATCTTATTTGGCCGCCTTCTTGTACGGTTACATAAAAATTGCCATTTGGTACATTAATAAATCTTGACATTTACGATCCTTAGTATGGGGGGATTGCTCCCCCCATAATCATTAAAGTGCTGTTAAAACAATATAATCGTTTGAGCTATCGTTTTCTAGATACCAAGTATATTTGTTTCCAGAAAAGTCAGTTGCTACTCGCTTAGTTATTTTTGCAATAGCTACTTCTGCGCTGGTTACATCGCCGCCTGATGGTGTTGCATAACCAACTAATCTCATTTGTCCTAATGCCGAAGGTGTAGCAGATTGTAATACACAAGTTACAGTATCAGTACTGTCTTTGCCTTTATTTCCTGCTAGATTTCCTACTCTAGTTACTTTAAAAGTTTTTGCACCACGTTGTTTAACAATAGCACCATCTGTTCTTAATGAAGTGCCGTCATGAAATGCAATTCTTATACCAGCAGCCGAACTGGTAAAAGAACCAATAACATCTACTCCGTTTATATCTTTTCTTAATGGACGTCCCATTGTTTTCTCCTTGACGTTCTAGGTCTACGCGGTGGGTCAATTCCGCATAAGTCCTCCGAATGAGGCACGATTAACGACAAAGTATTTATCAAATTTGTATAAGTCATAAAAATAGGCCCCGTAGGGCCTATTTTTTAAGTTATATATACCTATTAGCTGAAGCTTACGTTGCCGCTAGTGATAGCAACTTTACCTAGGTAGTCTGCTGCGTTACCAAGTGTCGAAGCAGTGTTTGTTAGTTCAACATAACCATAGCGAGTCATGAAGCTCACAGTTGGTTCGAATGTTGACGGATCTAGTACAACACCGCTGCTCATCAATGGAATGTATGGGCAGTAGAATGCGGCTGCGTCTGATTCTGAAGAACCTTTGTAACCGATCAGTACTGCTGAGTCATCTGCTGCGTATGTATTTACATATACACGCATAGCATTATTCAAAGTACCAACCATCTTAGTGTTAGTTGGTGCTTCAAAAGTACCTTCAGTTGTACGAGCAAACGCTGAAGTAGTTGCTGACTGAAGAATTGTTAGCGCGAATGGGCTAACAACTGCCCAGTTACCAGCACCACGACGTGTACGCTGTGCAATCAAGTTGCTTACACGGTTGATTTGAACTGCTAGAGCAGCATGTTCGTCACCAACGAATGTAGCAGTACCGCTTACAGCAGCTTGGTCGTAAGTTTGGTACACACTAGCAAGAGTGCCTAGAGAATTAAGTACTTCTTGGTCGATTTCAGCAGTAATCTCTTGTGCAAGAGCAGCCATGATTTCTGCTTCAACGTCGATGCCATGCTGTGACTGTGCGTCTTGAGCAGCTTCGAAAGTCCAGCGTGCGCTGATCTTACGAGTTTTGGCTTCAACAGTTTGCTTCAAGATTTGAATGCTTAGTCTGTTACCAGCTGTGCCTTCTGCTGCGGCAGTTGCAGCAGCTTTACCAGCAGTAGTACCTGTATATGCTTCAGCGATCTTGAATGGGCTTAGGGCTTCTTCACCTGCAACTGCACCTGAAGCGCCTGAGCCAAATGTGTCCGCATAACGAACACGTAGAGTGTGGATTTGACCCACAGGACCTGTCATTGGCTGAACGCCAATGAGTTCGTTAGCAATGACTGTTGGCATTACACGACGAATAACTGGTAGGATAACACGGTTGAGTGTTGCGACATTACCGGCAGAAGTAGCACCAGCTGTAGCAGTTTCTGCTAGATAACGACGAGTGTTCTCTAGTGTAGTTGCCATTACAGCTTTTTTATTGCCTTGTAGGCCTTCAAGAAGTGCTGTCTTCGTATCCTGCCAGCGACTTTCTAGTAGTTCTGACATTATTATCTCCTTAATTTAATCCAGCTAGACGGCGTAAGTCTAATACGTTACTGTCGTCTGCTTTACTACTAATGTTAGATTGTGACTGAGTGTCACGGTTGCCTGTTACTTCTTTGCCTTCTGATAATATTGCCTTCTGCTTCGCTGGACCTTTACCGTCGATAACTGTCGGTAGATACTTTTCAAACGCAGTTTGTAGTCTGCCTGTTTGAACACTTTCCAGTAAGTCTGTCATTATTTCGCGTTGATCTTTACTTAACGGAGAAATTAACTCGTTAATTGTTTTTTCACGCTTAACAGATTCTTCGAGACGCTTTCTTTGAGCTTCTGTTGCTTCTGCTAGTTTCTTTGCTTTTGCAGCAAATGCTTTTGTTTCTGCTAGTTGCTTGTTTTTTACATCAAGAACTTTTAGAAGTTTCGCAGTTTCTGAACTTTCATTTAGATATGAAACTCCGTACTCTGCCGCAAATGCTTCAAATATTTTACGACCAAAGTCGTTTCTTCGTGCTGTGTTAATATCTTCTTTAAGCGCATTGATCTCAGCTTTGAGACCTTTTGCAACTGTTTCAGATACTGCACGAGCACTTCTTTCGATAAAGTCTTTTTTAACTTTAGCGAAGTGTTCTTTAGCTTCACGTACTAAACGTACTTTTGTTTCAGCTAAATCTTTTTTATCTTCGTAAAATTCTGCGATTTCATTTGATAGGGCTTCTACCACAAACTCTTCAAGCTTGGCATAGTTTTCAGCCATTGCTCGTTTGTCTGCATGTAGTTCTAAGATTTCTTTTTGTAGTTGTTCTACTACAAAACCTTTTAGAAGATTTGCATTTTCACGCATAGCTACTGCATAACGTGCTTTTGCTTCTGCTAGTTGTTTGCGATCTGTTGCAAACTCTGCAATTTCTTCTTGAAGACGCTCAGATAGCATAGCATCAATTGCTTCTACCATTGTCTGCTTATCATGCTCATACTTCTGTGCGAATTCTTCGCGAAGATCAGCGGTAGCAGCACGACGGTTTTCGGCAACCTTTGCTTCCCAAGCTTCTTCAATCTGTGCCCTGACCTCTTGTGAAACAACATCGTTTTCGAAGAGTGTTTTCAGTGCATCTATCATACCATTCTCCTAGTTTATTGGAGTTTGCTGATTATGTTAATCAGCGATTCCTTTAGATACTTTTGTGCCTTTTCGTCGTGTCTTGTTGCCTGTGCTAGTTCGTATGCCTTGTAACCTCCGCGGGCATTCATTAGATGCTCGTAGATTGGTGTTGGGTATGCACCTGGGGCGCTAGGCTGTGCTACAACGTCCACGGTGATGATTTCAAAATCAGAGACGGTGTTTGAACCGTCTTCTGATACATTGCCGCTACCTCTCGATGAGACACCTAGTTTAACGCCAGCTTCAAGCATGGTTTTAACTAGTTGCCCCATCGGTGTTGGTAGGATTTTTAGTTTTCCGTAACCATTTGGACCATCCATCCACATTTCATTAATCATGTGGCTAACTCTGTCCAAGTTTATATTAAGGCCTTCTGGATGATCCACTTCTCCGAGAACACTATATCCTCCAGTTATTTGATCATTGAGAGTTTTGACAGCCCTGCCTATTTCATTTACAGGATACACTCGCTGATTAGCGTTGCGAACGCCGCCTTGAATGCAAATACCTTTCATAAAAAGGTCTTTGCCTTCGTTAACGTTTTCGACAACTATCCTAGCTTGGTCGAATGTCAAATGCTCTCGTAAGTTTCTCATTCAAACTTCCTTAATCTTGCCTTACTTTGCGCGGCTGCTTAACTTGTTAAGTGTGCTAGTTGCGCCTTTATCGGCAGTGTCTGGCTTGCCCTTTTTCTCAGCGCCGTGGCCAGGTTGAGCAGTCATTTTAGTGGCTGCTTTTGCTCCAGGAACGTTTACGTTCTTGGTATTCATATCTTTTGTTGTTGGTGCAGCTAGACCGCCTTTAGTGCCTGCTGATTTGCTTTCGCCACCTTTTGCAATGTTAGCACTTGTGCCGCCCATGTTGTTTGGCTTTGCTACTGCTGACTTAGTGTTTACTCCGTTGTCGCCGCCGATCTTTGAACCTAGATCACCACCGTTAACTTTTTCAACATACTCACGCATTTGCTCAGAAGCTGACTTCTTGTCTTTTTTGTCATCCTTCTTCATCTAGATCGTCGTCAGCTTCAAACGCAAAAGATTCTTTTTCTTCTTCGTCGTCTTCACCTTCTTCGTCTTCTTCGTCTTCTTCGTCGTCACCTTCGTCGTCCATGTCCATATCCATGTCCATGTCGTCGCCTTCGTCGTCGCCGCCCATTAGCTTTTCAAACTCTGCTTTTAGGTCTTCTAGTGCGTCTTCTAGATCATCTAAACGACCTTCAGTGTCGCCGCCTTCGTCGCCCATGTCCATATCCATATCTATGTCATCGCCGCCTTCGTCGTCCATGCCAAGGTCTGCCATCATGTCGTCAGTTGGGTCGCCGCCCATGTCCATTGGATCTGCTTCTACTTCAAACTCATCAAGGTCGAAGCCTTCGTCTAGATCGTCGTCTGACTCATCTACTTCTTCGTCGTCTGACTCGTCTAGGTCGTCGTCTGACTCATCCACTTCTTCGTCGTCTGCTTCGTCTACTTCTTGATCTTCGTCTTCTAGAAGTGACTCGTAAATATCACGTGACTTTTCTACTACGATTTCGTGGAAAAGTTCTTCTGCTGCTGCTCTGTCTTCGTTGATAAGAAGCTCTAGCATTTTTTCAAATTTGCTTAGATCTGCCATTTCAAACTCCTATAAATGTTGATCGCACTGGTTCAGTGCGGGGCTGTCATATTATATTTAACATTTATATGAAAAAGTGCGCAGAAATAGGCTCAAAACGAGACTATTTTGCTTTACATTAGGTTATCCTGAAGTTTTTTTTGAATTCTTCGATGGATATATGTGTTAAGTTTGGTAGTTTACTCAGTTCATTTGGGACAAATACATTTTCTCCCAACACTCGTATATATCTCTTTTTTGAAAACTTTTGAACTGTAGTTGTAGTTTGTTTAAGCCAATTTCCAAAGTATGTGGCTCTTTCGTTACTGCGTTTATAGTTGAACGTGTCGGCATATACATTGTTTACGTATTCGCCGTTTACACCTAGACCTTTGTAATCAAATCCTAATATATAGATTTCGTCACTACCGTGATCACTGGCCATATGCAATGCTGTTGGACCTGAACTCCATCCTTTTGATGGAGTAAAGAAATTAAAACCTGACATTTTGCTGAATGCTTTGTTAGGATTAGTCCATACTGAACATCTATGCTGTACTGACTCTTTGTTCAGTTCAATGATCATTTTAGTATCAACTGCTACAAGATAGTCAGGCAAAAACTCTCTGTATATAGCATTACACCCATATACAGATCCATACTGTTTTAGTTCACTGAGATTTATAGATTTACGACTGGTACCATTACCTAGTACAAATGCTACTTTCTTCAAACATTAAACTCCGCCAGTTTCTGCGTTAGCTGCTAAGCCATACATCTGCTTAATAAAGTCAAGCTCTTTACGCTTTTCTTCTGTATGTAGCTCGCTAGCTTTTCGAATTCTATTGATCTGGCGAAGTGTTAATCTTGTTTTGCGTGTATCTTTTTTCTCAACTGGTGAGTCATCATACTCTTCCTCGTAGCGTTTATCTTCTACGGGTTCTACAGTTTCTCTATCAAAATAAAATAATTCACGCAGTATCATATTATTATTTATACCGTTTGGTTAGTTGTTGGCGGAGGCGAACCTAAGTCTTGTCCTGTAGCAGTTTCAGGACCTGCGCCTTCGCCTCCATCTACTGGTGGCGGCTCTTCTCCAGTTTCATCTTCTAGTCCGCCAAGATCAGCATCTATGCCAGCACCGCTAATGCCAGCATCTCTCATTTCAGCACTAGCATCGCCTGGTGTAGGATCAAGATTTTCTTCGTTTTCTTCTCTCCACAAGCGTTCGTTTTCTGCTATCTCTTCTTCGGTCATGCCTAGGAATCGTTTCATTGCAAAACGATTTGAGATATAGGGTATTTGACTCATTTGAGTATATGTTGGAACTCTAGCGTTGTCAATTTCTGATTGACGATAAGCAGCAAAGTTTTGTGGTGGTTGGAATTTGAGATCAAACATACTTGTGTCTATGTTAATGCCTTTTTCTAACATATAACGTTTGAACTCTTGATCAAACTCTTCTACTATTAGGTTTTGCAGACGTTCACAATAGGTGTTAAAACGAAGTTCTTGTATGTAGGCTGTGCCCACACGTCCGTCATTATATTGAGCAGCTGAGTCATCTGCCCCAGTTGGTAGGTACGAACTTGGGATACGCAATCCGCGTACCAGCTTATTAGTGAAGTATCGTAGATCATCAATCTCTCCTAGGTTAGTACCGCCTGGCAGTGTTTCAACTTTTGATCCACGTCCTTCTGCTGTTTGTGGGAAGAAGTAGTCTTCGTTAATACTCAACGGATTGTAGCTGCTGTCAATAACATTTTGGCCGCCGCCTGTCGAACTAGGAATACGTCTTTGATGTATTTCATTTTTAACACGCTCAACAAACGCCATAGCAAGGTGACTAGGCATGTTACCCACATCAACATAGAACACACGTCTTTCAGGAGCACGTTGCACACGATAGATAATAATAGCATCTTCAAGCAGTTCTTTTTGTTTGTAAACTTTGAAGATAGTTTCTAATAAGCTGTTGCCAAATGGAAAGTTGTTGTCTAAGCCTTCTGAGAGACTGAGGTGTACCATATGTTTGGCTTCGATGGCCCATTCATTTTGATCAGTTTGGAAACGACTTCCACTCATGCTTGACTGTGGTTGTCCTACCATACCTCTAGCATTGCCTACAGGTTGATATTGACTTCCTCCAGTGCCACCAGTTATAGTGCCGCTTACTTGGAATGGAGTTGTAGCAACACCTTCAACAAAGTTAAAGTTTATATTTTTGACCATATACTGTTCAGGAACTTTGCCTTCTGATTCATTAACAATAATACGAGTAACGTTAGCAGGATCAACATGGAACCAACGCTTAGTTTCTGGATCACGAAGGAAGAACTGATCGCCAAACTTAAAAACATTTCTCAGTATTTTAAATATTCTTGTTTCAAACTCTTGCAGCTTGCACCACTGTTGTAGATACTTCTGAATGATTGTAACTTCTGAGTTTGTGGCCTGTTGTTTGTATTCTACAATAAACGGAGTATTGTTTTGTTTGTTTTTTTGAGTTGTAAACTCTGCTAGAATATCAAGCGCAGCATTAACTTCACTGTCTAAGTCCATAGTATTATATTGACCATAGCGTTCAACTCTGTTGGGAGATCCAACATACACATCAGGTAGATAGCTTGAATAGTTAGAGCGAGCAGGGCCTGCCATGCCTCCGCCATTTCTTAGATTAGTAAAAGGGCTATAACTACCGTTTGGGTTATTTGCTGTAGGCACGGGGGTAAAATACTTTTTCCAGCTCATCTATATTCTCCTATCAACGAACAGCACTGATTCTGCCATTTGCAATGTTGCTGCCCATTGATCTTGTGTTACGCTCTATGTTACCTGAGTCTTCGGCCATCTCTTGCATTACTTCTAATACTTGGCTCATAAGTTTATTTAACTGTTTAATGGTTTCCTGAGAGCTCTGATTGGTTGTGTTAATACTTTTTACAAGTTCTGTTTTCATGTCTTGTATGTTTTCTGAAAGAATAGCAATGTTGTCTATTTCTATTTTTGGTATTTCGTTAGTTGGAGTTGATCTCATATTATCAA